AAGACCAAATCGGGGACACCTCGCAGCGAATCAAGACCCTTGCAAGCGACACCGTAAGGATTGACACCGTTGTTTCAGCGGTGCAGGGGATAACGGCAGGGTTCCAAATCGCCCAAGGTGCAGCAGCATTGTTCGGCTCCGAGAACGAGGACTTGCAGAAATCGTTACTCAAGGTCCAAGGGGCCATGGCTCTCGCTACTGGAGTGCAGCAGGTTGCCAACCTGCTCAACAAGGACTCCATCCTGATAACCCAAGGGCAGGCAGCAGCACAGGCACTCTACGCAACGGCAGTCGGTGCAAGTACCGGGGCAATGAAGGCGTTTAGAATCGCCCTCCTTGCAACGGGTATCGGTGCAGCCATTGCAGCCGTAGGGCTTTTGATAGCCAAGTGGGACGACCTGACCGCAGCGGTCCGCAGGTTCTTGAACCTACCCGACCCAGCCATCGCAGCCAAGGCGAGGGAGCAGGCGTTGTTGCGTGAAGAAGCAGCCCTCTCCAATTACCGGGATGCATACGAAGCCCATACGAACGCCCAAATCGCAGCAGACCAAAAGAGGGAGGCACAGGTCAAAGAACGCCAACGCAAGGAAGCAGAAGCCACCCAAAAGCGTTTGGAGCGGTTAAGGGAAGAAAACAACGCCATCATCAAGTTCGTGGAGGACTTGAACCTGCAACTCTACGAGATGGAGTTGGATAGGTTAAGCCAGCAAGAGCAACTGCAAATCAAAGCCATGCAAGCCGAAGCACAAAGGCGGATGCAGGTGGACACGGCTGACGCAAAGTCCAAGATGGGTCAAGCCCAGCGTGAAGAGGACCTTGCTGGATTGCGTGAGAAATACATCGGTCAGTCCTTTGGGGTTATCAACGACATTATCATCGCATCGGCTGGAAAGAGCGAAGCAGCACAAAAGAGAGCCTTCAATGTCGCCAAGGCTGCGTCCATTGCCCAAGCCATCGTGAACACCTACCTTGCCGTCAGTTCAGCACTCGCCTTGAAGCCGACTGAATCCGTATTCCCCGGACAACGTTTCGTCGAGGCGGGTCTTGCCCTTGCTGCTGGTCTTGCAAACGTCGCCAAGATTAAGGCTCAACAATTCCAAGGCGGAGCAGGTGCAGGCTCACCCGGTGCAGACGTAACGGGTGCAGGAGCAAGCGCAGCACCTCCTCCCATCTTTGCGAACCCACAAACGACCAACCTCGGCACGGGCGAACTCTCGGCAGGCCAAGGCCAAGGATCATCGCCAATGCGAGCCTATGTTGTGGAGAGGGACATCACCCAAAGCACTCGGAGGGTTCGGAGGTTGGAGGAATTTGCAACTTTAGGGGCATAGGACATTTACCTACATGGAACTACCCATTTACAGGATGACCGTGGACGAGGTGGATGAAGGGGTCCAATTCGTGGCCCTGACCGATATGCCAGCGATTGAACGGCCATTCCAAGCCTTCGCAAAGACACCACAAAAGTTCACCGAAACAGGCGAACGGAGAGTGCTTACTGGCCCTCTCATGCTTGCAGACACTCCCATCTTTCGAAAGGACGAAACCTATGGCGAGTACTACGTCGTGTTTGACAAAGCCACCATCCGCAAGATAGTCCAAAAGTATTTCAAGCAGGGAAATCAGCACAACGTGAACGCTTACCACAACGCAGAACTGGATGGCGTGTTCATGTTCGAGTCATTTATAACCGATGCCGAGCGTGGCATCATGCCACCCAAGGGTTACGAGGACACCCCCGACGGCTCTTGGTTCGGGTCCTTCAAGGTAGAGAACGACGAGGTATGGGACAACCGCAACCTGTTCCGGGGTTTCTCCGTTGAGGGCCTGTTCGGGATGGACAAGACCGAATCCGAAATGGAGGTCGCACTCGCTGGCCTCGCTGACGAATTAACTGCTTTTTTGCAACATATCCAACCCAACTACAAATCCAACTAACTATGAACCTGAAAAACGCAATCGAATCCCTGCGGACTGAACTCCGCAAATTCAGCACCCAAAAGCAGTCCTTCGCTGACTACAAGTTGACCGATGGCACGGTTGTCCGTGTGGATGGCGACCTCGTTGCAGGGACTGCCGTTTACGTTGTTGCCGAAGACGGCACGTTACCTGCCCCCGATGGCGAACACGTCGTTGAGGGCGTTGGCACGATCAAGACCGAAGGAGGCAAAATCGTTGAGGTCATTGCTGCCGAAGTAGCAACCCCCGAAATCGAAGCCTTGCCTGTTGCTGCTGAAATCACCCCCGAAGTAGCCGTTGAGGTAACCGAGGAAATCAAGGAAGCCTATCCTGCCATGACCCCCGAAGTTGTTGAGGCTATCGTCGCCAAGCACCTCGGAGCCATCATGGAAGAACTCAAAGCCGCATACGCTGAAATGGGCAAGATGAAAGAGAAAATGTCCGCATTCGCATCGCAGGTTGAAACCATGGCCGACATCGTCGAGAAAGTCAGCGAACTCCCAGCCGAAGCCCCCAAAGCAAGCGGTTCCGCAATCGTTGAGCAACGCAAGGCCCAAGCCTCGCAGAACTTCAACGCTCTCGCACAAGCACTCCAATCACTCAAAAAAAACTAAACCCCTAAACCCCCACCACTAACCATGGCATACAATTTTGGCAATCTAAACGCCTACACCGACCAAGAGAGGCTTCCTCTCATCACCAAAGCGGTATTCTCCGCTCGTTCAGCAGCCCTGTTCACCAAGCAGGTGGGCATCAAGTTCGCTGCTGCCCTTAACCTAATGGACACCGATGCCTTGATTCAAGGCGGAGATGTTTGCGGTTACGCAAGTTCAGGTACAACTACATTCAGTCAGCGTAACATCACCGTTGGCCGTATGAAGGTTCAAGAAACCTTGTGCCCTCGTTCCTTGGAGCAATACTGGATGCAGACCCAGTTGACCGCTGGCTCTACCTACGACGGTGTTCCTTTCGAGCAGGCTTTCTCCGAGCAGAAGGCTCTCCGCATCGCTGAGGCTTTGGAGAATGCAATTTGGCAGGGCAACGCTTACTTCAGCGGTGTCAACCAGTTGCTGAACGCTGCTTCTGCTACCGTTGTTCTTGCAAACGCTTCCAGCACAACTTGGAACCCAGTTTCTGCTTCCGTTGGAATCACCGCAACCAACATCATCGGAATCTTTGACAAAGTTTACAACGATATTCCGCAGGCCATCCTAACGAAGCAAGACCTCGTCATCTTCTGCGGTTGGAACAACTACCGCACCTTGGTTCAAGCCTTCAAGCAAGGAACGACCACGGGTGGTTTGGCAGTATTGTACAACCAAGTTGACCTTGCGAGCCTTGCCAATGGTGAGTTCATCTACCCCGGTACAAACGTCCGTGTCATCGCAGTTCCCGGCTTGACCAACACCAACCGCATCGTCTGCACATACCTCGGCAACTTGTTCTACGGAACCGACTTGTTGTCCGATGAGGAGCAGTTCTCAATCTGGTTCAGCAAAGACAACGACGAAGTCCGCTTCCAAGCAGCCTTCAAAGCAGGCGTGCAAATCGCCTATCCAGACTTGGTTGTAGACTTCCGATTGGCCTAATGTGTAGGGGGGAGGGAAACCTCCCCCTGCTTTTTTGTTCTCTTGAAACTTAAAACCAAAACACATATATGTCCTGCTCCCTAACTACTGGCTACGCCCTCGGCTGCCGTGATTCCGTAGGTGGAATCAAAACAATTTACGTCCAATCCTTCATCCCAACAGGGTCCTGCAATGCCAACCTTTCAGGTGCGGTTACGGGCTTCACTGGGTACGCTTCGGGTGGGTTCTTCGAGTATGACTTGACCAAGGCGACGTCATCTTTGACTGAAACCTTGAATGCAAGCATCGAGAACGGCTCGGTTTATTACACCCCCGAAGTAACCTTCACCATCAACAAACTGCAAGTCGCAGTCCGCAACGAACTCCGTCTGCTGGTCCGTAATCGTGTCATCGTAATTGTCCAAGACAACAACAACCGCTACTGGTTGTTAGGCTCTGCCAACGGCTTGGAGGCAACCGCTGGAACCGCTGGAACTGGTACTGCCTTCGGGGACCGCAGCGGCTACGAGTTGACCTTGACCGGGATGGAACCCGACCCGATGTTCTCGATTGCATCCACAGTCTTTTCACCATCGACTGCACAGATACTCGGCTCGTAGTATCTTTGGCTTAGGTTTTCATCATCTGAGGTTTGAGAGGGGCAGTCAGCAATGGCTGCCCTTCTTATTTTTACCCCATGAAGATTTGCATTGTCTACAACGCCCATCCAACCGGGTGCAGTTATTACCGCCTTGAAATGCCGAACGCATACTTGGGCGACAACTACCCGGAGTTTGATTACGTCTGCGTTGAGAACATCACCACCATCAGCGACGAGGGCTTGAAGTCGATTGACCTGTTCCTGTTCAGCCGTTTGTGGTGTCAAGGCACTATGGAGCAGGTGGAGAATGTTTACAAAGCCCTGACCCAATTCGGGGCGAAAGTCATCCTTGACTTGGACGATTACTGGGTCCTTGAAAGCGGCCACATCATGTACCGCCACTATCACCAAACCAAACTCGCAGAGGTCATCCGCAAGCACATCAAATTAGCCGATTGGGTTACCTGTACCACCGAGCATCTTGCTGCCCGCATACGGCCCCTAAATGCGAATGTGAGCGTTCTGCAGAACGAACCCTACGAAGCCTATCAGCAGTTCATCCCCAACCCCGAAGAAGAACCCGACAAGCACCTCGTCAAGTTCGGTTGGTTCGGTGGTGCGCAGCACGGAGAGGATATGGAACTGCTCCGTGAGGGGATGCAGAAACTACGCTGGGACGCAAACTTGGATGGCAAGTACC